CTGGTACTTCAGGCACCCACTTGGGTATCTTGAACACCACCGGCATCGGCGACGTTGACGAAGATGACGCTTCACCTACCGGTGCTGAAACGTTCGTGCAGATCGTTAAGGCGATTGGCCAAGTAAACGAGAACCGTTACTTGCCAGCCGACATCATTATCATGCACCCACGACGCTGGGCCTACTTGGCCGGCGCATTGGACGGCAACAGCCGCCCACTCGTTAACCCAATGGGCAACAACCCAACCGACCCTGCCGCTGTTGGTTCAGCTGCTGGTTACGGCGCAGTTGTTGGCAACGTGGCTGGCGTTAACGTCATCACCGACGCTGGCATCCCAACCAACTTAGGCGCAGGCACCAACGAAGACCGCATTATTGTGGCTCGACGTTCTGACTTGCTCCTGTGGGAACAAGGCTCTGGCTCACCAGCCGTGGCCCGCTTCGACTCTGTCGGCAGCGCAAGCCTCACCGTCAAAGTTGTGGCCTTCGGCTACAGCGCATTCACCGCTGGGCGTTACCCAACCGGCGTGAGCGTTATCCAAGGCACGCTGCTTGCAGCCACCTTGTAAGTAATTTGCTAGGCGGCCCCTTGGCGATGATGCCAGGGGGCCACCCGGCACCACCTCTCTATTTTTTAAGGACAACATGAGCCAAGCACTTTGGGACAAGCAAGCACCAGCACGGGGCGAAGAAGCCGCCGTGGTCGAGGTTGAAGCCGCACCGAAAAAGAAGGCCGCCAAAAAGGCTGCTAAGTAATGGCTGACTACACCTCGCTTGCGGTAGTCAAGGAGTACCTCGGCATACCGTCCGGGACGACTTCAGAAGACACCGCTATCACCGCAGCGATAGACGCAGCAGAAGCCGAGATAGACCAGTACACGGGCCGCACGTTCGTGGTACCTGGCTCCGCAACGGCTCAGGTATTCAACCCGGCCACCAACGTCGATGTAGAGCTACCAGACATAGCCAAGACCGCCGGCGTGATAGTCAAGACCGACACCACCGACGACGGCACCTATGACACGACTCTGACGCTCACTAGTGAATACATTATTACGGGCAACGCAGCGCCGTTCAGGTCTGTGCGCCGGGTTGACGGGTCGTCCTTCCCTCGGTATCTGTCGGCCCGGCCCACCGTTGAAGTCACGGCTTTCTGGGGTTACGCCATGGCCGTGCCTAAGCCAGTAGTGCAGGCCGCCACCGTATTGGGCGCACGCCTCTACCAACGCCGCTCTAGCCCGCTGGGCTTCCAAGCCGGGTTCGAGGGTGACGCTGTACGCATTAGCCGAGTAGACCCTGACGTTAAGGCTCTGCTGGGTGGCTACCGCCTGATTGGCTTCGCTTAATGGCCGACTATGCCGCCATCCGTGATGGCTTAAAGACAGTCCTCGGTGGCATCACCAACGTCAAGGTGGCCTACGACACCGTGCCAGACCGGGTAATCGCTCCGTCTATGACGATTCAGCCAGGTGCGCCAGTCGTTGAATACAACCAAAGCATGGACGGGGCCGGCGGCAATCTTCAGCTCTTCCGCATCAACGTGGTTGCTTTGGCTGGGCGCTTTGAGCCGGGAGCCGGCCAAGACATCTTGGACGGGTTCATTAGCGGGAGTGGCTCGGTACAGGCAGCAGTGGCCGCTGACCCCACGCTAGGCGGGGCTGCACTAACATCACAAGTGACAAACTGCAATAACTACGGCAACATCACCGTGGCCGACTCAATCTTTTACGGCTGCACATTCACAATGGAGGTATACGCAAGATGAGCAAACATAAGGTAATAGGAGCCCACACGGTGGCCGGCGTTGAACCCGGCGGCTTTGTAGATTCCGAAGATTTAGCAGGTGCTAACATGGAGGCACTGGTGGCTGCTGGCCATCTTGAAGACAACACAACCAAACCAACGGCCAGCAAGGCCAAGGAGCAATAGACATGGCAATTTACATGAACAACGATGCGAACGTGACGGTAGGCGCTGTCGATCTTTCTGATCACATCGCCTCGGTTTCGTTCTCAGAAAGCGCAGCTGAACTGACGACCACAGCTATGGGCGACGGCAACGTTACCCGGATCGCTGGCCTGCTTGATGGCTCAGTGTCCATTGAATGGCACCAAGACTTCGCTGCCAGCGAAACCTACGCCACCCTTAACCCATTGTTCGGCACCGTCACCACCGTGGTAGTTAAGCCAACAAGTGGCGCTGTAGGTGCTACTAACCCATCAAAGAGCGTTTCAGTCCTAGTGTCTGAGCTGCCCTTTGTTGATGGCGCTGTGGGCGACCTGTCCACCTTCAGCACTACCTGGAACTTCAGCGGAGCAGTCACAACTGCCACATCATGATCGACCTAACGATATCGCTCACCCTCGACACGGGTGACCAGTGGACGGTTAAACCATCCATCGGCACCTACGTCAAGTTTGAACGGCACTTTAAGAAGCCAATCACTTCACTGGGCAGCGAGATCGCTTTAGAGCATCTTGTTTGGCTTGGGTGGGAGCAATCCCGCCACGAAGGCCGGGCCGTAGCAGTCTTCGACAAGTTCATCGACCAGGTCGCAGACCTAGAAATGGTCAACGATGATAGCCCTTTGCCCGAGACAGCCTCACCTACCATGTAGCACAACTTGCTCTAGCCACCGGGCAGCCACTTGCCGACTTGCTCAGCATGGAGCCGGTGGTCGTCAAAGCATTACGTGCCGCCCACAACGAAAGCGTAAAGGAGCAAAACCGCCGTGGTAAGTTCAGCAAATAGAGAGCCAGGGATCACCATCCACGGCGGCCTTGAGCTTCGCCGGGCGTTTGAGGCAGCCGGGGACGATGCAATAAACGATCTTAAAACCCTTAATAAAGAAGTCGCTGAGATTGTCGCAGAAGAAGCACGCCGACTCGCGCCCTTTAGGTCTGGAAAACTAAAAACAACCATTAAGGCGTTTGGGACAAAGTCCAAGGCCCGTGTAAAACTTGGGAACAAGAGCACGCCATACGCTGCGATTATTCAATGGGGTAACCCGATCCGAAACATTGAACCGAACCCGTTCATGACGGACGCGCTCGCCAATAAGAGGCAGGAAGTTTTGGACACTTGGGAGATAGGTCTTGAGCAACTACTAGAGGAAAACGGGCTGCGCTGATGGCTAAAAAAACGACGACCGTCAACGTAGCCGTAACCGCTGACGCTAGAAAGTTCCGCAAAGAGTTCGATAAGGCCAGCAAAGATGTTGGCAAGTTCTCGGCCAATGCCAAAAAGGCCATGAAGGGCTTCGCACTTGCTGGCATTGGGGCCGCCGTCGGCATTGGGGCCGCACTAGGCAAAGCCGCTCTGGACTTCCAAGCGATGGAAGGCATCCTTATTAAAGGCACCGGGGCCAGTGGGGCTGCCCTCGAGGACTTAAAGACCCAAGCCCTAGACGTTATGAAAGCCGTACCTGAAGGCGCTGACGTTGTGGCCGGGGCGTTGGCTGATGTAAACACTCACCTTGGCCTAACGGGTGACGACCTCGAAGGCACCACGAAAACATTCTTAGACTTCGCACGGGTCACTGGTGTCGATGTTGGCACCGCCGTGGGTCAGTTAGATGCCCAACTCACGCAGTTCGGTTTAGGTGTAGGTGACACCGAAGAAGTGCTGGGTGACTTGGTGCGGATTAGCCAAGCGACTGGTGCGCCGATGGAGAAGCTGCTTAAGCAGATGGAGACGTTTGGCCCCATCTTCGCTAACGCTGGCTTCTCGGCTGAAGAGACTGCTGCCACGTTTGGCCAACTTGAGCAGGCCGGTGTTGATGTCACCCGTGTAGGCCCGGCCCTTAATAAGTTCTTCCGTGATGCTGCTGCCGAAGGCAAGAACCCTAAAGAGGCACTCAAAGGCACCGTGGACGCAATCAACGCTGCTGCTACCTCTGCTGATGCGCTCAACATAGCCACCGCTGCCTTTGGTGCTGAAGGGGCGCAGCGCATGGTTTCGGCCATCAAGTCTGGCAACTTCGAGCTAGAAGAGTTCGGTGGCCTGATGGGTGAGGGTGTCGGCGTAGTCGATGAGCAGGCCAAAGCGACGGCCACGCTTTCAGACAAGTTCAACATCTTAAAAAACAAGGTGCTGGTGGCTTTGGCTCCGGTGGCCATCAGAGTCATGGATTCCATCATGGATGCCATGGATCGGCTCATGCCAATCATCGACAACATCGTTATCGCCATGACCGAGTTCTTTAAGTCTGAGGGGTTCGCCAACTTCGTGCAAGGCGTTAAAGACGCAGCCGAAGTGGCGATTGAAGCAGGGAAACTTATCTGGGAAAACCTGAAGCTCTACGTTGGGCTGCTCGTCGACTTGTTTAACGGTGACTGGCAGGACGCTTGGGACAAGGTGAAAGAGATCGTGTCTAGCACAGTCGAGTTCATCCAAGAAAACTTTGGTGAAGTACCTGGCTTAATCTGGGATGCCATCAAAGCGGCAGCACCAGTGTTGCTGCGAGCCGGGTTAGCTTTAGGCGAAGCGTTGCTGCGGGGCGTTACTGATGCGTTCGGTGCGTTGGGTGGTTTCGCTACGTCAATCGCTGAAGACCTCGCCAATGCGTTCGTGTCGGCTGTCAAGTGGGCCATGAACCGCAGTGTTATTGACCCATTGAACTGGGCTATTAGCCACGCCGTGGATGCCCTCGATGTAACCATGGGGCCGTTCGTCAACTTCCCTGAAGTGTCTAGCCTGATTCCTCGACTGGCTGAGGGCGGCATTGTTTCAAGCCCGACGCTGGCCCTAATCGGTGAAGCCGGCCCGGAAGCCGTCGTGCCATTAGATGGCCGCCACGGTATGGGTGGCACGCAAAACATCACCATCAACGTCACCGGGGTATCTGGTGAGGAAGTCATAGAAGCCATACGTCGTGAAACACAACGCCGTGGCGCTGCTGTATTCCCAACGGTGGCAGGACGGCGCACATGACGATCTACACCGGCTGGGATGTTTCCATAGGTGGCTTTGACGGCACCGCTACCGTCACCAATCAACGGGTGCCAACTGATGCCGTGGACTTCACCAGCCGAGTACGCCACTTAAGCGTTGACCAGTCCATTGAACTTGGGGCGATAGGCCGTACAGAGATCACCGTGGTGCTTGACAACACTGATGGAGCCTTAACGCCCAACGGGGGCGGCACTTACGCTACCTGGGACTGGTTCGCTCAGCCATTGTTTGTGCTGGCTCGCGCT